AACGGTGCAGCTGCTGCACTTCGCGACACTCTTGGTGGAGTAGCCTCAGCAGCCATTGAGCTCTAAGCCCAACCCAAGCACTAAGTACTAAGTAAAAGTAACGCTCAGGACCCGCAGAGGAGAATAAGGAAAATGGCTATATTTAGAGGGGTTTTCCCCCCTACAGAGTTAATTACCGCTCCCTGTGGGCTCCTGAGCGTTGCTAATACCACGCTTCACACTGGACGAGAGTATGACGAACGTTGGATTCGTGGCTTTAGCCAAGAATTTAACACTATGCCGTCCTATGTCCGACTTTTAACCGTAAACGACGCTGTAGTACCAAATGGCGAGCTCACAGATAATCAATCTGAGGCCCGCTATCTTGACTACGTTCCGTTTTTTATTGATGTAGAAGACTTTGCTTCGACCTTTGGCATTTTAGGCCAAGACAGGTTCGACCGCGTAAAGAACGAACTTGACGCAGTTACTCAAAAAGCTTTGGAATATGAGTACTGGGGTGGCCACGCTGCTCGTGCGTTAGTGAGCACTGGCCCAGATGTGCCCGAAGTAGGCGCTGACAATTTTTATCTAAGGAAGGCTGGAGCCTCTACGGTTCCAGTGGTGGGAGCATTTGCTCCTCAAATTGCTCTTATGTACCTTGAGCAGGCAATTTCTAACTCACCAACAGGCGAGAACGGTGTTATTCACATGACACGCGACATCGCCTCGAACTTAGGCTCTCGTCTTGTCTATAAAAAAGGCGATGACGAGTCTCCAGGAAGTCTAATGACACGTCTTGGAACAGATGTAGTTATCGGCTCTGGCTATGATGGCGGAGGTCCAATTGGTGCAACAGGAGCTGAAGCTTCTGTAACCAATAAATGGATGTACGCGACTGGTTCGGTTGAAGTCCACCTCGGCAAGCTTGAGGTTGTCAACGAAGACTTGGGTCAAGGCGTAGATGCTACAATAAATAACATGAGAATCAAAGCATATCGCCCCGCGGCGGTCTACTCTGACCCATCGATGCATTTCGCAGTACGAGTGACAGTTCCCACTACCTAATGATTAAGTCAATAACCCCAACTTATAAGGAGAAGCACTAATGGCTACACAGGATTACGCAGCCAGCGTCCAAGGTGTGGCGATTCGAGTCACTCGACTGGACGCCGCTGGCAACCTTCTGAATCAACCAGGAGACAGCTACACCACCACAGCATTCTTACGTGCATCGTTCACCCCCGAGTACGAAGAGGGCGACGAAATCACAGAGAAGTCTGCAGACGGCACAATTTGTGTCTCCTACAAGGCCCCTGACACATTGAAGAGAATCACCCTGGAAATCGCTATCTGCGAGCCAGACCCAGAGCTTACTTCTCTCATGTCTGGTGGTCTTCTTCTTCGCAAAAACTTCGGCACATTCGGTTCGCCTACCAACCAGAGCATTGGTTGGTCAGCACCTGCAGTTGGAGACGACCCTGCTGGTAACGGTGTCACTATCGAAGTTTGGTCTTTCGCTATTAAAGACGGAAGGCGTGCCTCTACTCTTCCTTACTTCTACTGGGTCTTCCCATATGCGAAGCTTCGCCAGTCTGGTGACCGCGTAATTGAGAACGGCCTACTTGCTAACACCTTCGAAGGCTACGGTCTTGGGAACATTGCATTCGGTAGCGGTCTTGACGGTCGCTGGGAGTTCCCAATTGCCACAGAGCGTCCATACAGCTACGCACGTGGCGACTGGGCTCCTGAGGGCTTGCAGGGCTTCTACACTTGGCATAAAGAGGCTACAAACACAATTAGCAACAAGAGCTTGACCTCTAACGTTGCTACTTTGACTACCGCAACAGCTCATGGCTTTGCTGTTGGTCAGACTGTGGTTGTTGGCGAGGTTGATGGGGACTTTAACGGTACCCACGTCATCACAGCTGCACCTACGACGACAACCTTCCGCTACTCCAAAACAGGGGCAGACGTTGCCTCTACCCCCGTGTCTCCTGCTGGAGTAGTTGTTCGTCAGCGTGGGTATCTTGCAGTCTCGGACTTCGAGAGCCAGGGCTCAACCACCAGCTACAACGTACCTGGTGGCGAGTACTACAACCCCGACCTCCCGATTGACTTCATTATTGCGTCAACCGAGAACCCAACAGCGTAATTTAGTTGAGGCGGGCAGTTTTCGATGGGAATACTCGTCGGCTGCCCGCTTTACTAATCTAAGGAGCCGCAATGAGTAACTTATGGCTAGATGTCGAGGAACTTGGTGCATACGCGGATTCTGATTATGCTTATGAAGCAGTAAAAACGGCGTCCCACCTTCTTTGGAGTTTGTCGGGCCGTAAGTTTTCTGGAACTACAACTGTTACCGAGCGATACGTGTCTGCTTACGACCCGTACCTTCGTACGGGAGCATCCCGCATGACCTACAGCCCTCAGCTGATAAATGGGCAGGTTCAGAACATTGCTGGTGGTGGATTTGGTCGCTACTCAAACCGTGACTTTCTTGGAGACGGTAGCAACGCCCTAACCCGCGTAAGACTGCGTGGACGCAAGGTTATTGAGATACACAACCTTCGGGACCAAGACGGCGAAATTATTGACCCAGACACTTACTACTTGGCGGACCACTCCGTGGTGTACGGAACACCAAACGCCAAATGGTCTGCTACAAATGTTGAGGTCACCTACACATACGGCACGCCTCCCCCCGCCTCGGGACGAGCCGCAGCTAGAATTCTAGCCACAGAATTAGTAAAACTTTTTGCAGGAGACGATACCTGCGCCCTCCCACAACGTGTAACCTCCGTTGCCCGTCAGGGAGTCTCATACACCATACTTGATAATCAAGATTTTATTGACGAGCTCAAAACTGGTATTTACGCAGTTGACCTTTTCTTGCGTGCTGTTAACCCAGACAAGGCCCGTGCCCGTTCTCGTGTGTTCTCACCAGACCAGCCTCGTGCTCGTCGCATTATTGGTAAGTCACCTGCCTTTGAGCTGAGCTCTTACGATTTGTACTTTAACTCTAGGGGCGGCACACAGATTTACTACATTGACGAATTTGGTGCAGACTTTTTGACTGATGACAGCTCTTGGACTGTCTACGCAGGCATTTCTAATTTCAACAGCTCCACATCTACCGATTTCTCAAATGAGGTTCAACTAGACCGAATAGAGGGGACCATTAGAGTAGCTATGGGGTATTCATCCCTACTGGGTATTTTGGGCCCGCGTGACCCTGGTTTGATTGATTTGTATGCGAGTCGTCCAAGTTTGGGAAACCCCGAAGTTAACGAGGTAATAAACTTGATAACAGGAAATGTTATCTACCAACTAGGGGAACGCGTAACACCAATAGCAATTGCGTAATACATAAAAAGGAAATGACATGGCGATAATGGACATCAGTGGCGTTAGTGACGACGCTAAAGCTTTAGCAACCTTTCTCGAAGAAGTTCTATCCAGAGTTGTCACTGTTTACGACTCCTACAGCATGCCCTTGCCAGAAAGGCGTTACTACACTTTTGGCTCCCCTGCGGTTGATTGCGAACAAATGGTTGTGTCCCTTATCCAAATGTACATTGGCACGCCTGGAGACGAGGCAAACGAACCTCGCCGTTGCAACGACCCCCGCAGCGCTACTCTTTTAATTTCTGTAGCTCGGGAAGTTCCCGTTGCACAGTCAAATGGCAACCCCCCAAGCTCTACAAACATTCAAGATGCAACTGAAGTTTGCGCTTTAGATGCTTGGATTCTCATGGAGAGTGTTAGAGATTTTGATTCAAGCTGGAGCGGTCTTCCAAGTGGCCTGGGCCTGGGAGTGATTGCTACTGTAGACGTTGACCCCCCAGAGGGTGGTTATCAGACAACTCGGATGACTATTACGATGGCGGTCCCATAATGTCTAGAATACAACTAGTTTGGCGACAGCCAGTAATTGACCGATATCTGAACTCTCCTATGGGCGAGGTTGGGCGGTACCTGAAAGCAAAGGGCCGTAAAGTTACGGCTGCTGCTAGAGGCCAAGTTGGGTTTAAAACTGGGCAGCTTCGTGCGTCTATTCACATGAGACACATGCGTGATGCCAGGGGCCAGTACCTCAAAATCGGTTCTTCTGTTAAATACGCTTACATGCATCACGAAGGCACCAAACCCCACTTGATTCTCCCCAAAGCGCCTAATAAACAACTGAGGTTTTTTAGTAAAGGTGTGATTGTTTTTGCACCTCTAGTAAGGCACCCTGGAACAAAGCCAAACCGCTACCTAACAGACAACCTGAAGTTGATAAGATAGGCAGTAGTAAGGACGCATTGCATTAGCTGTGCGTAAATGACATAGATAAGGAAGAGATATGACGAACAGATTCAAGGACTTCGGTTCGGGAACAACTGTTGCAGATACACCCGTTTCGTTCAAACTCCACGGAGAAGATTTTCAGTGCTACCCAGCTTTGCAGGGGAAAATGCTGCTCGACTTGGTGGCGAACTCGAACGAAGACAATGGAGCTGCAGTGGCTAAAACTATTGACTCGTTTTTTAAAGCGGTACTAATTGAGGAGAGTTATGCCCGTTTCGAAACGCTCCTAAAAGACCCAGTCCGCATCGTCTCAGTTGAGACACTCGGTGAAATCACCGCATGGCTAGTAGAGGAGTATTCAAGCCGCCCTACGGTGGGGCCAGAGGACTCGTAGAGTGGGCTATTGACCTCTGGCCTTATATAAACGGAAAAGCCCTTGTGCAAGGGCTAAAGCTAAAAGAAATGGAGCTGGCAGACATGCTAGATGTT